TTCCAGGAATGGAAAGCAAGTCTGGCCGACTACGTCAACAAAATAGCCCAGGAACCAGACCCGCGCATTAAGGCCCTATTAACGGCACAACTTGACGCTTTATCCTATAGCAGTTCAATAACACGCCTGGAAGCCTTATACGCGCAAATAGACATGATCCTGAACGACCTATTCACTAAAGGCGTTGCCCAGATGAAAGCTGAATTCGGAGAAAACTTTACCGAAGCCTATTATAAAAAAGTCTATCACCTACAGGCCCGCGCCGGCTTTATTAACGAGTTCGCAAAGATAAACGCCGGCATGATTGAAAGCGTTGTTTCTTATCCCTGGTCTGGCGCCATGTTTTCGGACCGGCTATGGCAAAACAAACAGGCCCTTCTCTTTCATCTTCGGGAGGTTACGACCCAGGGACTTATCCAGGGCAAGGGTATTGTTGCCATGTCGAAGGAAATATCGGCGCGAATGGGCCAATCTTATAAAAACGCCGAACGGCTTATCAGGACCGAAACAAACCATATCCACAACGAAGCAGAAAAAGCCGCTTACAGAGCCGCCGGCGTGAAGCGATATGAATTCGTCGCTACCCTGGACAGCCGGACAAGTGAAGTCTGCGCAAGCCTGGACGGGAAAAACTTCGCTTTAGATGAAGCCAAACCAGGGACAAACTTCCCGCCCATGCACCCGAATTGCCGATCCACGACCATAGAATATGATCCCCATGATGAAATGGACTGGTACAATTCCGGAAAGAAAATGCCTAAAAACATGACTTATGAGGAATGGGCCGAAGTCCAGGGCATTAAGACGAAGAAGAAAAAATCAAAGAATAAAGCTGTTACAGTAACCGAATAACTTGTTGATTGAACGCCTTCACGGGCGTTTTTTCATATCCAAAATAAGCCGTACCCGTTCCGGCGAACAGACGGGACCGCAAAGCGTGTGGAAGTCACGTTAAAAACAGCGGAGAAAGGAGAATGTCAACCATGATCCATGAATCAATCAAAAAACTTCTTGGAGAGGACCTGACAAAACAGGTCGAGGAAGCCCTGAAAGGTAAAGGCAAAGACGGAAAAGACGTCGATCTGGTGATCGGAAACGACGGGTCCTATGTTCCGGCCGACAAATACGAAGCCTTGAAGTCGCAAAGTGCAAGCGCCGAAAAGGCATTAAAGGCCGCCGCTGACGCATTAAAGACGATCGGCGGTTCTGGCGATCCGGCGAAGATCGCTGACGACGTTAAAGCCGCCCAGGACACTATTAAGAACCTGCAAGACAACCACGCCGCAGAAATCAAGAAAATCCAGAAGAACACAGCTTTAAGACTTGCCCTTTCCGGCCAGGCGCACGATCCGGCCGACATCATTTCGCTTCTGGACCTTGAAAAAATCGAAGTGGACGAATCAGGAAACCTGAAAAGTGACCTGGAAAGCCTTATCAAGCCTATTAAAGAAACCAAACCCTATCTATTCAGGGCGCAGGAACAAAATCCAGAGATTAAGGGAGCAAAGCCTGCTGAACCTGGCGCAACTCCCAAAATCGACTCACAGGGCGGACCTGTGATATTTTAACAACCATAACCTATCAAAAAAAGAAAGGAATGATTTCTAATGGCAAGAACCAGCGCAATTAGCCTTATCAATTCCGGAACCTTAAAGGCCGAATTGAAAGAACTTTACGGATATGTAATTGAAAACGTTCAGAAGAACACGCTTTCTTCTTCCCTTAAATCACAGGCATACACTGGCAACCCTGCCACCGGTTCCGTGGAATTTAGAAGGTTTAAGAACAGCACTTCTAAAGACTATGGAACTGCAAGGGCCGCCGGCAAAGGTGACGCTATTACTGCGCCGCCTGTAACTGTAAACCTTGACCAGCATAAGGAAATTGTTGAGGAATGCGCGAAGTTTGACCTTGACACCTTCGGCGTGGGTGGCATTATGGCAAGACGCGTCGACGATCACATTCGCACAATGACCAGCGAACTTGATGTCGCGTTCTTTGCGGCCGCTTTTGCTGATGGTGGAGGGACTGCGTTTACTCCTGACGCTGGATTAATTGACCTGGCGGATATTCTTGAAGCCTATATCCAGACTCTGGAAACGGTAAAAAATGACTATGTTCGCGGCGTACCCCGTGAAATAATGAATCTTATTTGTTCCCCTGCATTTTACGGGAAGATCAGGAATCTTCTGGACACCCTCCCTAAACCAAACGTAGATACTGCGGCCGAATCTTTCGGTATGTTCCACGGCGTAAGGGTATATTCTTCTATCAATCTTCCGACAGGTCAGAACGCCGTTCTGATGATTGACGGAGCAATCGCCCAGCCGGTCGTTTCTTATCCTTACACTGAACCCGAAAAGATTCCTCTTTCTAACGACTATGGCGTGTCCTTGTTCTATGATTACGGAACAAAGGTCCTGACCCCTGACCTGATCTTCACCTACGCCGCAGGCGCGTAAAGGTGGTGACCTGTGATGAAGTTCAGAAATAAAGAAACGGGCGCTATCCTGGAACCGCGAAGCGCGGCTGTAGAAAGTCAGCTTCGCGCTTCCCCTTTTTATGAGGAATACCAGGAGAAACCTGTCACAGAAAAGTCATTGGAAAACATGAAGAAGGCTGAACTTCTGGCCCTGGCAGAACAAATCGGCGTTGAGGTCCCAGAAAAGTCCACGAACGCGGAAATAATTGCTTTGATCAAAGGGGCGCGCGGCGAATAACGCCAGCGTCCCTTCTCTTAAAGGTGGTGATGGCGTGTTATTACAAGACATACTTAATTCCCTGGAAGACTTGACTGACCTTGAAAAGAACGAACTTCTCCAGGTTCTTATGTCGCCAACTTATTCCAGGCTTGAAAAGGTTAAGCTACTTCTTGGGATTGCCGGCGAAGAACAGGACGCAATCCTTGAATTCGTCATTCAGACGATCGAAGAAATGGTCCTATCTTACACCGGTCAGGACACGCTTCCGGCGCCCATTGAAAAAGTCCTTATCGTCATGGCTGTCAGCTACTATAAGAGCGCCGGCCTGGGCGATACTTCGGCCGCTGTCGGTCCGGTGGCGTCCGTTAAGCGCGGCGACGTTACAACGTCATTCGCGGCTTCTTCGGGCGCTTCCGGATCAGCTTCAACCTTCAACCTGGGGCAAGACGGCGGCGACTTTTTCGGCTGGAAGACAGTCCTCAATGAGTACAGGAAATTAAGGTGGTGATCAGTTATGGGATTCGGTAATCCTGCCGCTGAACGCATGGCTATAGAACGAACCTACGAAGACACCGCCACTGTTTCAAGAACGACGTTACAGAAGATAAACAATATTTCGAAGCACGTTCCCGAAGACATTTATACTGATAGCATTTGCGCGCTTGTGTATTCAGGTTCTGACAAAAGCCAGCAAATGCAGGCGCAAAATAAAATCGACTATGACGCCATTATCTTCTTTCCCCCTTCCCTTTCGATCCTTCCTGGGGATAAAATCGCGCTTAAGCGGTTCGGAAGGGATAACCCAGACAGCACGATCATTTATAACTTTGAGGTAGTCGGCCGGCCGAATGTTTATGCAACACACCAGGAAGTAAGGGTCAAGGACGGTGATCTGGCGTGAGTGTGGACAATAAAGGCTTAATTAACCTTCAAAAACAGCTTGAACAGTTAAGGGACGAAGTTCCGGACATCATGGAAGAACTGGTTATCGGTGAAGGCGTCTATGCAGTAAAACAGGCAAAACTTATCTGTAAAAATGACGTCCCCGATATAGTGAACACCGGTGATTATCAGAACAACTTCCACGCCGGAAATAAAGCCTTGACCCACCAAAATAACAATGATCACGACGGAAGCAGGCCGCAACGGTCCGGAAGGCGTTATAGGATTGACGTTTATAATAACCTGGACTATGCGAAGCCCCTTGAATATGGCTTCAGAAGTCACTTCGTCCCTGGACATTGGAGCGGCCATGTTTTCGTCTATCAGAAGAACGATCCGGAAGGCGGAATGTACGTCGGACCTTACGGCGGCTATGTACGCGGGCATTTTACCCTTTTAAGGGCTATTCGGCGGACTAAAGACACCCAGAACGCCCGCCTAACCCGTAAGATTGACCAGATTCTTCAGGAAAGGTTATCCCCGCGTGGTTCCGGATAAACGGAGGTAATAAAACATGACCGTTAATAAAATCCTGGAAGCCATTGCTTCGAAATTATCTGAAATCTGGCCGGATCGAAATGTATTTGTTGATAAAATTCCTAAAGGCGCCGACGGAAACTTCTTTGTTGGGGTTATCGAAACAAACCAGGAAAAGAAACTGGACCGGAGAAGGAGGCGTTCCTGTCAGATTGAGGTCCTTTATTTCTTAAAGTCTGACGACAATATGGCCTTTAATGATTGGGCCGATACCATGTACGACAATTTCGAAACCCTTGACGTCGAAGAAAGCGCTAATAAAACGCGCCGACTTTACCTGACCGGCCAAACGGCCAGGAAAGACGAATCAGGGGTTTTTCAATTCTTATTCGACGTTAATATTAACTTCGTTATGGCGCCTGAAGCTATTGAGTTCATGGAAAATCTTACCCAGAAGGAGGAATTGAAGTAATGGCAAGCAAGAAGAAAGCCGCCGATAAGACAGCGCAGTCCACGCCGGCGGAACCTGTTTTCACTAAAGAACAACTGGTCCACAGTAAAGCGTTCAGCCACCAGAAGGACATTCTTATGGCGATCTTGGACGCTGATAAAACCTATACCAAAGCACAGGTTGAAAAACTTGTGTCCGAATTTCTCAAAAGAAAGGTGTGAATGTAAATGGCCCCTATCGGTGGAGGTACTTTTACAGTACAGAATAAGATTTTGCCTGGCGCTTATATCAACTTTGTAAGCGCTGGACGCGCGGCCCAGCTTGGTTCGCGTGGCGTTGTCGCCCTTCCCCTTGAACTGAACTGGGGACCTGAAAACAAGGTCTTTGCTGTGACAGCAGAAGACTTTAACAGGACCGCGATCGACGTATTCGGTTATGATCCAACGGACGCGTCCCTTCTTCTTGTCAGGGAAGCCTTGAAGCGCGCTAAAACCCTTCTGGCTTATCGCGTGAATTCTGGCGGACAGAAGGCTTCTGCAACGGTCGGAGGAATGGCCGTAACTGCAAAATGGGGCGGCACCAGAGGAAATGACTTGAAGGTTGCTATCCTAACCAATGCTGACGACGCGACAAAGGTTGACGTTGTAACCTATCTGGGGACTATGGAAGTCGACAGACAAACCGTTCCCGCAGATTCCGGTTCCGCAAACCTTAAAGACAATAACTTTGTTACCTTCGGAGAAGCCGAAACCTTAACCCCCACTTCTGCAACCGCTTTGACCGGTGGTTCTAACGGAACGGTTGACGGGACGGCTTATTCGAACTTCCTGAACGCTATTGAGGTCGAAGCCTTTAACGTGATTGGCTACCCTGGCACCGACGAAACGATTAAGGCGCTTATTGCCGCCTTCGTGAAGCGTTTGCGCTACGATAACGGCGTTAAGATAGTCGGGGTCCTTTATCAGTATGACGGCGACGACATAGGTCTGATTAACGTCAAAAACGGTGTTATCCTGGCCGACGGGACCACAATCACCGGAGATAAGGCCGTCGCCTGGGTTGCTGGCGCGTCTGCTGGCGCGGAAGTCAACGAATCGCTGACCAATGTCGCTTATGACGGAGCTGTCGACGTTGATATTAAATACACTAAAAGCCAGTATGAAGCGGCTATCCAGAACGGCGAATTCGCTTTCTATGCTGATAATGGAAAAGCCCGCGTCTTGACTGACATCAATAGCCTTGTTACTTTCGGCGACGGTGTATCTGAAGACTGGACTTCTAACCGCGTGGTCCGTGT